TCTTGCACCTATTGGTCAAGAGTTAGCTGCAAACTATCAAGATTATAAATCTTCAAGAGGTGATTGGGAAAAAGCATATACATCAGGATTAGATTTACTAGGTTTTAAATACGAAAGTAAAACAGAACCATTCAAAGGTGCTTCTGGTGCCACGCATCCTGTATTAGCAGAAGCTGTTACCCAGTTTCAATCTTTAGCTTACAAAGAATTATTACCTGCAGGTGGACCTGTACGTACACAGATCGTTGGAAAAATTACAGCTGAAAAAGAGCAACAGGCGTCAAGGGTCAAGGACTTCATGAACTATCAGATTATGGATCAGATGAATGAATACGAAGCCGAGTTTGATCAAATGTTATTCTATTTACCATTATCAGGATCTGCATTTAAAAAAGTTTACTACGATGAAATTATGCAAAGAGCAGTTTCAAAATTTGTACCTGCTGATGATTTAGTTGTGCCTTATACAGCAACATCATTAGATGATGCAGAATCAATTATTCATATTGTTAAAATATCAGAGAACGATTTAAGAAAACAACAAGTAGGTGGTTTCTATAGAGACTTAGAATTAAATCCATCTTACATGAACGAATCAGAAACAGACAAAAAAGAGAGAGAACTTGACGGTACAAGAAAAGGTAAAGATGAAAGAATGTTTACTTTACTTGAGTGTCACGTGAACTTAGACATTGATGGATTTAATGATACTGATGCTGAAGGTTTAGCAACAGGAATTAAACTTCCTTACATTGTAACAATAGAAGAAGGATCAAGAGAAGTATTATCGATTAGAAGAAACTATGAGATAGGTGATCCTCAAAGAAATAAAATTAACTACTTCGTACATTTTAAATTTTTACCTGGACTTGGCTTTTATGGTTTTGGATTAATACACATGATTGGTGGATTATCGAGAACAGCCACTTCAGCCCTAAGATCGTTACTTGACGCAGGAACCTTGTCGAACTTACCTGCTGGATTTAAAATGCGTGGTATTAAAATGAGAGATGAATCTCAAGCCATTCAACCTGGAGAGTTTAGAGATGTAGATGCTCCTGGTGGAAACTTAAAAGATGCTTTCATGACTCTTCCTTTCAAAGAACCATCGCAAACATTATTATCACTTATGGGCGTCGTGGTTAATGCAGGTCAAAGATTTGCTTCAATAGCAGACTTGCAAGTAGGGGATGGGAATCAGCAAGCAGCAGTGGGCACGACGGTTGCTATGCTTGAAAGGGGCAGCAGAACAATGTCTGCTATTCATAAAAGATTATATGCCTCAATGAAAAAAGAATTTAGTTTATTAGCAAGAGTTTTCAAGTTATATCTACCTCCAATCTACCCCTATGATATCATCGGTGGTCAAAGACAAGTTAAGCAGTTAGACTTCGATGATCGTGTGGATATAATGCCAGTTGCAGATCCAAACATTTTTTCTCAAACACAGCGAATCTCCCTCGCTCAAACGGAAATGCAGCTGGCCTCATCAAACCCACAGATACATAACCAGTATCAAGTGTATAGAAACATGTATGAGGCATTAGGTGTAAAAGATATTGATTCGATTTTAATAAGACCACAACCACCAACACCAAAAGATCCAGCGTTAGAACATATTGATGCTTTAGCAGGTAAACCATTCCAAGCTTTTCCTGGTCAAGACCATAGATCACACATTACAGCGCATTTAAACTTCTTAGAAACTAACATGGTTAAGAATGCACCTGTTGTTGGAGCTGCAATACAGAAAAATATTTTAGAACATATTTCTTTGATGGCACAAGAACAAATTGAATTAGAGTTTAGAGACGAATTACCACAATTGGCACAGATGATGCAACAAGCACAGATGAACCCACAGATGCAACAACAAGCTATGGCTTTACAACAAAGAATTGATGCAAGAAAAGCTGTGTTAATCTCTGAAATGATGGAAGAATATGCAAAAGAAGAAAAATCTATTACATCACAGTTTGGAAATGACCCGATTGCAATGCTTAGAGCTAGAGAATTAGACCTACAAGCACAAGAAAATGCTAGAAAAAAACAAGAAGGTGAAGAGAGATTGAATTTAGATCGAATGAAGACTATGATGAACCAACAAAACGTGGATGAGAAGCTAGATCAGAACGAAGAACTAGCACAATTGAGAGCAGACACGTCTATTGAGAAGACAATTCTCTCTAGTACACTAAAAAAGGACAAACAGTGATCGATAAAAGAGAAAAAAAGCTTTTAAAAAAACATAAAAAGCATCATAGTACAAAACATATGGCTCAAATGAAAAAAGATATGAAAAAAGGTATGACATTTAAGAAATCACACAACAAAGCAATGAAAAAGGTAGGTAGATAATGGCATGGTTTAGTTTAGCGAAGATAGCAATGCAAGCTGGTGCTAAGATCTATTCTAATCGCCAGAAAACTAAGATGGCTATGTCTGATGCACAGCTAATGCATGCAGAAAAGATGGCCCGAGGAGAAGAATCTTACCAAGGCAAACTTTTAGAAGCCCGTCAAAACGATTATAAGGATGAATTTGTTCTCGTGATCATATCAGCGCCCATCGTGGTGCTTATGTGGGCTGTTATGTCGGACGACCCGACTGCAATGGAGAAAGTGAAGCTATTCTTTGAGTATTTTCACGAACTTCCGAAATGGTTCACCAATTTATGGGTACTTGTAGTTGCGTCAATTTTTGGTATAAAGGGTACACAGATATTTAGAAACGGAGGCAAAAAATAATGGCACTAAGAAAATTTAGAGATGCTTTTAAAAAAGCAAGGGACAAAGGGAAAAAAATCTTTAAAGGAGATTTTAGTAAATCTGCCATTGATAAGGGATCTGCAGGTGGTCAAACGACGGCTGGTAAATTAGAGTTCTCTACAATGACTAAAAAAGAAGTAGATAAAAAAATTGCAAAACAAAAAAGAGATGAGACAAGAGCAACAGGGAAAAAGAGTAAAGCAGTTTTTGAAAAAGCAACAGGCACTAAAGTAAGTAAAAGAGGACAAGCGTTTGCTAAAGCTAGAAAAGAAGGAAGAGATTCTTTTATGTTTGAAGGTAAAAGATATAGCACAAGACTTAAAGGTGAAAAAAGACCAGCGACTCCAATAATAAAAGATCAATCAGCAAAAAAACCTACTACTAAAAATAGAGTTTTAGTTAGAGGTGGAGGAATTTCACAAAGAGGTTTAGGCAAAGCTTTTAAAAATGGAGGAAGAGCATAATGAGAAGAGATTATAAAAGTTTTGAACCATACAGCACTATCGATAAGAGTAAAAGTAGAAAAAAACCAAAATCTAAAAAAAGAAAACCATTTCATGGTCCAGATCACCCTGATGTAAAATTTGCTAAAAAATTTTATCGAAAAAGAGGACTGTCTGCAGGATCAGATGAGGAAGTCGGTAGATATTTAGATAAAATACAAGAAGAGGGAGCTAAAAAAAGAACTAAAACGGAAGGATCATCATAATGAAACTAAAAGGCAAACAGAAAAAAATAGACGTTGCAAAACCATTCGGTAAAATTACTGGAGAGGATTTTGCAAAATTAAGAGAAGATAAACGATCACCTTTCATGGGTGGTGGTATAGCTTACGCTGGTGGCGGAAGAGCTATGAAGAGAAAAATGTATTCTGAAGGTACACCTGCAATTAAAAAACCAAAAAATCCCATAAGAAAAGAGCCTTTAAAAGTTAAAGATCCTAGAAGAGAAATGAAACTTTCTCCAGAATTAAAAAAGATACTAAAAAAGAGGTTTGAAGGTGTTCAAAGAAAAAAATAATGAAAACAATTAAAAAAGTTAAACCAACATTAGGCTTAAAAAAAACTCAAGAGTATAAGAAGAAATTAAAGATTAAGAGAAGAGGAAAAAAATAATGGCTAGAAGAGGTTTATACGCAAACATACACGCTAAAAGAAAACGTGGTGAAAAGATGAGAAAAAAAGGTGCAAAGGGCGCACCAAAAGCAAAAGATTTTAAAAGAGCAAAACAAACAGCGAGATCATAATGGCTAAACTTTGTCCAAAAGGAAAAGCAGCAGCAAAAAGAAAATTTAAAGTATACCCAAGCGCATATGCAAACATGTATGCATCAGGTGTATGCTCTGGTAAAATTACACCAGGTGGAAAGAAAGGTAGTCGTAAGAAAGCTGCTGGTGGTGGCTTTATGGCTAGAAGATTAAACCGTTATGGATAAAGAATTAAAAAAATCAATTTTTGAAATTAGAAGTATCCCAAGAGGTGCTCCAGAAGGTATTAAGAAGCAAATAATGAGAGCTAATGCTCAAGTTAGAAAATATAAAGAAATGGGAATAAATAATTATGAAGACGTTGCAAAAGCAAGGGCTGATGGTCGATTACCTACACCTCCAAAAAGAACAAAATTTAAAGCTAGTGGTGGTAGAATAACTATGAGAAGCGGTGGTTTAGCTAAACGTGGAAAAGGTTGCGAAATTAAATAATGGCCAAAAAAGGTTTACGATCCTGGGTTAAAGAAAACTGGGTTGATATTGCAAATAAAAAATCAGATGGCTCTTACCCTAAATGCGGACGAAGTGGTGGAGAAAAAAGAAAAAATTATCCAAAATGTGTACCTATAGCAAAAGCTAGATCAATGAGTAAAGGTCAGCGTGCTGGTGCAGTAGCAAGAAAACAAGCTAAAGCAAACGTTGGACCAAAACCAGATCGAGCTGCAACATTTGCTAAGAAAAGAAAAAGTATGGTAATGGGAGGATTGGTATGAGAACTGATTATGTAACTAGAAGCAGTTTTGCAAAAGGAACTAATCCACCAAGAAATAAAAAAAACTTTAGACCTACAAAGTCTGGAGCAGGTATGACAGAAGCTGGGGTCAAAGCCTATAGAAGATTAAATCCTGGCTCAAAACTAAAAACAGCCGTGACTGGAAAAGTGAAGCCAGGATCAAAAGCTGCTAATCGCAGAAAATCATACTGCGCTAGATCACTAGGACAATTAAAAAGGTCATCAGCAAAAACTCGTAACGATCCGAACTCAAGAATCCGTCAGGCTAGAAGGAGATGGAAATGTTAAATGGCAAAAAGAAAAAGATCAAAAAAGTGATTAAGGCTTTAAAGAAAGCATCTAGATCACATGCTGGTCAAGCTAAAACATTAAAAGGAGTTATTAATGGCGGATCCAAAAA